TGGTTTTGATGCAATGAAACCATATTTTAAATTGGTCAAACCAAGTTTCAATTTAATTACTGGTACACCAAACTCTGGAAAGAGTAGTTTCTGTTTTGATATCACAATGAACAATGCAAGAGAACACGATTTTAAATATGCAGTGTTCTCACCAGAACATTCTTTAGCAGTTAATGTAAAAAGATTAGTTGAGAAGTATGTTAGAAAACCTTTTGATATCATGTTTGAAAAAAGACTTAATGCAAAAGAGTTAGACAATGCACTTGAGTTTATTGCAGAACATTTTTTCTTTATAGATAAGAAAGATGACTCTCCAGATGTTGATTGGATATTAGAGAGAGCCTATCAATGTGTAGAACATTTTAAGATAGATGGATTAGTTATTGACCCTTACAACGAAATCAATCCGACCAGAAATAATTTGAGAGAGGATGAACATATAAGTTTACTGATTAGTAAGATTAAAAAATTCAACAGAGAAACACACACTATAACTTTTATTGTTGCACATCCTAATAAACAAATCAGACAACCAGATGGTAGATATGTTGTCACTTCAATCTATGATGTTAGTGGTTCAAGTCACTGGTTTAACAAGACCGATACTGCGATTGTAGTTAACAGAGATGCTGAAAAAGGATTTACTGAGTTTAGAGTAGCAAAGGTTAGAGAGATAGATGTCATGGGTAATTTAGGTGAATTTCAGCTACTTTGGAATCCATCTACCAGATGTTTTGAAGATTTGAATAGGCAAACTATTGATTTATAAGGATAATTTAGTGCTTGATTCTGGTCTCACATGATTATATACTTATTGTATATAAACTAATATATAGGTGAAAAACAATGAATAAAACTGCAAGAAAAAGATATCTAAGAAGAATGGATGAGATAGATAAAGAAATTAAACACAACAAAGATTACATGGAAAGAATATTGGCTAAAATTGAGCTTAAAGGAGAAGATTACACTTGTCCAGAGCAAGAGGGTCATTGGTGTTTAGAATCATTTGGCGATAGACCATTTGACTCATATCCTGATGAGCAAGATTATCATGTAGAGGATAGATTTAGAAGGAAATACAAACTTCCTTTTGGATTTTTGTCATACTTAAAACGTAGAGGTGTGCTTGATAGATACTACATTGATGATGGCACACTACATCTACACTTTAATTCAAATTGTAGACTTGGTGGTGTCACTGAATAAATCAAAAACTTTTAGAGGAGAAAACAATATGAAACAAAATATGGATAGCAGAAAATATTTAGAGTCTTATTTCAAAGACGAAGTATTATCTGCAAAAGATATTCAAGATAGAATCTTGTTGGTCATGAAAGAAGATGACCTAATGGAAAAGAGAGAGGATGGTACTGCTATGTATCTTAAAAAACGACCACTGATTAAATATCTCAAAGTCGCATTGAAAGATATAAAACCAACTGCAGTAATCAGACAACTCAATAATCTTTTGAAAGAGGGTGTCTTGAAAATATCTACCAAATACAAAACAATGCCATTTGTAATCAAAGGCAGACTCTATGACAGTAGATGGTTAACTGTTGATGATTACAGGAAAAGAAACTTGGGCAGCATGTTGACAACGATTCTAATGGGTGATGACCCACAGAAGAGATTGAGATACATCAATGATGCACTAGCTAATGGTGCAAAACCTAACATAGACATTTGAGAGGAAAAACTATGCTAAACTATATCAACCCAATATTATTTATAATACTAGTCAATATGATTTTTATATTGGCTAGTAGCTAGATTTATTTTTATTTTTACTGTATAAAAAGGTAATGATGCCTAAGATAGTAAATAAATCAGAAGAAAAATCTAGGATGGTACACAAACTATCTGGACTTGGAATAACCCACGAACAGATTTGCACTATCCTAGATATATCCAAACCAACTCTTTACAAATACTATGAAGAGGAACTCAGCAAAGGTAAGGCAGAGGCTACAAGTCAAATAGCAGAGAATCTATTTAGGATTGCATCTGGCACTGATAAGAATGCACTGACTGCTATGATATTCTGGTTAAAGACACAGGCGAAGTGGAAAGAGACAGATGTCTTAGAAGTTAATAACACAACAGAGCAAAATGAGAAGTTCAGAAAACTTATCAACGACATTCGAGAGTCTAAACTATCAGCAAAAGATAGCAACGAATCTACTGTTTGAATGGTACGATAAAGCAAGACCCAAGCAGGTAGTCAGAGAGGACAGTCGATATAACATACATCTTTTTCTATCTGGTCGTGGATGGGGTAAAACTTTGACTGGTGCAATGGACTTGATTCAATACTGTCTAGTTAATGATGGAGTCACCACTGCAGTTGTAGCACCTACCTATGGTGATTTAAAAAGAGTTGTATTCTCTGGAGACTCTGGTCTGGTTAAGTTAATCCCACCAGAACTTTATGGAAACAAAGGCTATAACAAAACAGATGGCACAATAGAATTTTATAATGGCTCTACGATTATTGGCATCCCTGCAGAATCATTTGACAGACTTAGAGGTATCAACATCAGCAGAGCATGGTGTGATGAGTTAGCATCATGGAATTACAAAGAGGCATTCGATAACTTAATCATGGCACTAAGACTTGGTAATAATCCAAAGTGCATCATTACTACAACACCAAGACCTATAGCATTAATCAAAGATTTAGTTAAACGAGAGGATGTGCAAGTAATCAGAGGCTCTACATTTGAGAACATGGATAACTTGGCACAGTCATCTATTGACATGTTTAGAACAAGATATGAGGGTTCAACTCTTGGCAGACAAGAACTCTATGGTGAAATCTTAGAGGATGTTGAGGGTGCAATGTTTAACTATGCAATGATTGATAACAACCGAGTGGAACATGTACCAGACTTAGACAGAATAGTTGTAGCGATAGACCCTGCAGTCACCAGTAAAGAATCATCTGACGAAACTGGTATCATAGTTGCAGGTAGAGATAGCAATAATAATTTTTATGTTCTTAACGATTCAAGTTGCACTGCATCACCAGATGTATGGATAAAGAAAGCATTAGAGTTGTATAAAAGTTATGATGCAGATAGAATAGTAGCAGAAGTGAATAATGGTGGAGACTTGATTGAGAGACTATTGAGAACTCAAGATGCAACAGTACCTTACCAAAGTGTAAGAGCAACCAGAGGTAAGTCGGTTAGAGCAGAACCAATATGTGCATTGTATGAACAAAGTAGAGTGCATCATGTAGGATTGAATTTAAAAGACTTAGAAGAGCAGATGTGTCAGTTTACTGGAAACAATAGCAAGACACATGATGACAGAGTAGATGCTTTGGTTTGGGCAATTACTTCACTACAGAACTCTGGAAGAGCAGTATTTAGGATAAGTTAACATGGGTATATTAGATAAATTTTTTAAAACAGAAGAAAAGAAAATAGAGAAAAAAGAATCACCAAAAGTAATGATAAATAAACTTAGTGCATATTCCACTAGGTCAAGTAGAAGATACAAAGATTATGCCAAAGATGGCTACCAAGAAAATGCAATCGTACACAGATGTATACAACTCATAGCGAACAGTGCATCAGCAGTAGACCTTTGTGTCTACTCAGATGATGAGAAACTAGAAAACCACGAATTAATATCTCTTTTGCAAAGACCAAATCCTGCACAATCTGGTGTAGAATACTTTGCATCTCTGTATTCCTATTTGCTGATTTCTGGGAACTCTTACTTGTTAAGAGACACAGAGGGTGCAACTGCACCAAGAGAATTGTATTTGCTTAGACCAGATAGAATGAGAATCAATGCAGGTCACACTATGATTCCACAATCTTATGACTATGTGATTGATGGTAAGGTTGTAAACTCATATCAAGTAGACCCAACAACAGGCAGTGGTCAAGTTAAACAAATAAAACTCTGGAATCCATTAGATGATTTTTATGGACTATCTCCAATACTAGCTAGTGCATACAACATAGACCAACACAATCTAGCAGGGATGCACAATGTGGCACTACTCAAAAATGGCTGTACTCCAAGTGGTATGCTCAAGTTTGAACCCACAGATGAGACAGGGATGTCTACCAGTTTGACAGACGAGCAAAGAGCAAGACTGTTAGAGGACTTAGAGTTCAGGTTTCAAGGAACACATAACTCTGGTCGACCAATGTTGCTAGAGGGTAATTTCGATTACACACAACTTGGACTTAATCCAAAAGATATGGACTTCTTAGATTTATTAAACTTATCAGCAAGAGAGATTGCACTGGCATTCGGTGTACCAAGTCAATTAGTTGGTATTCCAGATAGTCAAACTTACTCCAACATGGAACAAGCAAAACTTGGACTCTACGAAGAGACGATTATTCCTTTGTTAACTAGAGTGGAATCTGATTTAAACGAATATCTATCTCCACTTTATGATGGCAATATCTCAGTACGATACGATTTAGATTCTATTCCTGCTATGGCAGAGAAGAGAAAACAAATCTATGAGAATGTTGTGCAAGGTGTTAATGCAGGGATATTAACAAGGAATGAGGCTAGAGAAAGATTAGGACTTGGCGAGATATCTGGTGCAGATGATTTATATATACCAAGCAATCTATTTCCGATTGGTGAGGCAGAACCATCTGATGCTGATAGCGATAAACCAGTAGAACCAGAAGATGCTGAAAAGATGTATGAAGAGGTTTATGGAACT